AACACCAGAAGATTATCATGGCTTCGTATATGTTATAACTGAACTAGATACAGGAAAAATGTATGTCGGAAAAAAATTCTTTTGGAAACCTAAAACTCTTCCAGTTACAAAAACCAGAAAACGAAGAATTAAAACTCGTGTTGAAAGCGATTGGAAGACTTATTATGGATCTTCTAAGGAAGTTCAAGCATTAGTTGAGTCAAAAGGTGCAGATAACTATAGACGAGATATATTACACTTATGTAAGACTAAAGGTGAATGCTCATACTTAGAAGCTAAAGAACAGTTTGACCGTGGGGTTTTATTACATGACGGGTATTATAATGAATTTATAGGCTGTAAAATACATTCTAAGCATATTAGGGGTTTACATTCAGTGAAAACTGTGTTATAATAATAGTATTATGAAAAACGATGGTAGTAATATAATTCAATTCCCAAAGCCTTCAGTTGATAAGATTGAAAGCATGGAAGAGTATGACCTTGAAACAACGTATCATATCTTTGATGTTGTACAAGACGAGCTTGAAGAGTTAGGTTATGACGTTGATAATCGTATGAAAGCTGATATAAGTGTATTAGCTAATTTACTTTATGCTTCTTTTACAAGAAACCATAAAAACCACGGTCATATATTTCACCATATATTAGATGAATGTGATTTAATGATAAAAGCTGCTAAAGAGTATATGGATTCTTTAGAAGAAGATAATAATGAACTAGATGATGGAGAACCTTCGAATGATAATAATCGATTATAATGCAATTGCTATAGCAGGTGTAGTTACACAAAAAATGAATATAGACGAAAACATGATTCGTCATATGATCCTTAATACTATTAGGATGTACAATAAAAAATTCCGTAAAGAATACGGTGAAGTTGTTATTGCATGTGATCACTCATCATGGCGTAAAGAAGTATTCCCACAATATAAAGCATCTCGTAGAAAAGGTCGTGAAGAGTCTTCTATGGATTGGAACGAAATCTTTCGTATTATTAATCAAGTACGAGAAGAAATTCGTGATAACCTACCATACAAAGTTATTCATGTTGAACGCTGTGAAGCCGATGATATTATTGGTGTACTTACTCATATGAAGTCTAAAGTAGAATTTAATCCTGATCCTATTATGATTGTATCTGCTGATAAAGATTTCATTCAATTACACAAATACAATAACGTTCGTCAATATAGTCCAATGCAAAAGAAATTTGTACAGCATGATAATCCACGTTTGTATGCTTTAGAACATGTACTTAAAGGTGACAGTGGTGATGGTGTACCAAATGTACTTAGTCAAGATGATTGCTTTGTCGAAGGTATTCGCCAAACACCAGTTACTCAAAAGAAGATAGATGCTATTCTAGCTGACCTTGATGAAGGTGAGTTACTCTATGCGGCTTCTTGGTACCGTAACTATCAGCGTAATGATACTCTTATTAATCTTGAAAATACACCACAAGAGCTTAAGACTGAAATTATAAATAAGTATCAGATACCAGAACAAAGAGGTCCTGGCAAAGTACTAAACTATTTCGTTGCAAATAGATGTAAAATGTTAATTGAGTGTATTGAGGATTTTAATAATGCCTAAACAAATTGTACCAACTAAAATGTCTATCCATCAGGTCTTAGAATTGATGGCTGAAGCTCCAACTAAAATTGATAAAGCTAAAGTACTTAAAGATTATGAAAGTGTAGCTTTAAAAAGTATTTTGCGAGGAGCTTTTGATGATTCCCTAGAGTTTAATCTTCCAAAGGGTAAACCACCATATGAAGCAGCTAGGGAAAGAGACTCTCGTCCTGCCACTACGCATCAGTCTGTAAAACGTCTTACTTACTTTATTAAAGGCGGAACTGGTGATCAGATCATGCCACCTAAAAGAGAACGTATGTTTATCTCTATACTAGAGACTATCATGGAAGAAGATGCTGAATTGTTTATTGCAATGAAAGACAAAAAGATGGCTGGTCTATATAAAGGTTTATCAAAAAAATTAGTTCAAGATACATGGCCGAGTTTAATTAAAGAATAAATAGAATTATGATAAACAATAACTACATTATAAAGTGCTTATGCCAATAAAATGGCATAGGCTTTTTTTAACACTAACATAGGAGCAAAACTATTTCTTCACCAACATCTCACCGTAGGAGAAAAGACTTGCAGGGATCACAAATCGAAAGACTGAAACGGGATTCTAAAGAATTGAAACACTACATTAAGAAACAGGAGAAAAAAGGGGATAGTAACCTAGTATACAAACTAAGAGCTAAGTACGAGTACTTAAACTCTAGAATATCAGAAGTTGAATTGGATATTGCAATTTAATCCTTTACATTTGGATGAAACTGTGTTATAATATACTTACAGAATGAGGAAATGATTATGAATATTTTTATACTTGACAAAGACCCAGTAATGGCAGCACAGCTTCAATGCGATAAACACGTGGTTAAGATGATCGTGGAATCAGCTCAAATGCTGAGTACGGCACATAGAATGCTAGATGGTAAAGTAATAAAAAGGCCTTCTAAGTCTGGTAAAACAATGGTTAAATACTATGACTTATATGAAGGCGCGGATGATCTAGAAGCCGAAATGTTATTCTATTCTGCAGTACACCACGGTCATCCATGCACTAAGTGGACCTTTGAAACATCTGCTAATTACAATTGGCACTACAAACATTTTGTTGCATTGTGTGATGAATATACCTACCGCTATGGCAAAGTGCATAAGACTGATAGGCTATTACGTAATGCTCTTTGGACTCTTCCCAGAAATATACCTCATGCTAATATCACACCATTTCCGTTGGCTATGAGTGCTAATCCAGAATGTATATTTCCTGATGATCCAGTAAAGTCTTATAAATTATATTATCATACTAAAGCTTCTAGGTTTTCTATGGTATGGACTAAACGCGAAACTCCGGAGTGGTGGAATGGTTGAACAACGAGAAGGATACTATGATTACATGGTACGAAGACTGAGAGAAGAAGATGAGAAATGCAAAGCTAATTTGCCTATGTCTCCTTGGGAAGCTACTCGTAAAATTAAAGAACTTGAACAACGAATTAAGGAATTAGAAGATGCCAGTATACACGTTTCGAAATAAAAAGACGGGCGAAGAGTTTGATGAGCATGTTAAGATGGACGACAAAGCTGCCTATATGAAAAAGCACGGACTCGAGCAAGTTATCAATACTCTTAATATGGTACACAATCCTGGGAATAGAATTCCAGTAGATAACGGATTTAGAGAAGTGCAAGATAAGATTGCACAGACTCATAAAGCACATACTATGAATAGGCATTAAGAATGGCATCTCGTGCTTTAAAACTTAGGTTGGAGGACATGTTAGATGTTACTCCATTAACTCCACATCAAAAACAGGCATATGAAGCATATGAAGATGGAAACTCACTCGTACTCTCTGGATCAGCAGGAACTGGCAAAACATTTATGGCGTTATCCATGGCTCTTGAAGATGTACTTGACAAGGAAATGCAATACGATAAAGTAGTAATTATTCGGTCTATTGTACCTACAAGAGATATCGGTTTCCTACCTGGTGATGAGGAAGAAAAGAAAGATGCTTATACTGGTCCATATAGATCTATATGCGCAGAGCTCTTCAGTGACTCTGATGCATGGATGAAACTTAAAAATACTGGTACAATTAATTTTATGTCTACGTCGTTTATACGTGGGCTAACTATATCTAATGCTGTTATAGTATTAGATGAAATGCAAAACCTTACGTTTCATGAACTTGACTCTATTATTACTCGTGTAGGAGATAATTGCAGGTTCATAATGTGTGGTGATTACTATCAATCTGACTTTCAGAAAGAGGGAGATAAATCTGGAATAATTAAATTTCTTTCTATCATAGAACAACTCCGTAACTTTGAAACAGTAGAGTTTGGATGGGAAGATATCGTACGATCTGATTTTGTGCGTGACTATATAATGACCAAGGAAATGTTACAAATTAAATAAAGGATAGAAAAATGGCTAAGTATCACAGGTGGAACCCAGATAATAAGAAAGCCGGCCGGAAAAAAACTAGATCAAAACTTGGATTGACTAGTAGACTACACAATATTATTAATAAAGATGAGAATATAAATGAAAAAATTCGAACACTTAAATATCGACTTGGGCTATGAGGATCTTTCTGCTGACACTACTGATAGCGGAAGAGTTTATTCTACCCCCGACGGTAAGTATCCTTCAATTACTACCGTTCTAAGTATACTATCTGAAGATGGTATTAGGGCTTGGCGTAAACGCGTAGGTGAAGATGAAGCTAACAAAATTAGTCGTATAGCTTCTACTCGTGGTACTAATGTTCATGCAATAATTGAGAAGTATTTAAACAATGAGGAAAACTATGCAGAAGATTATTTACCAAATATCATTGGAAACTTTAAAGATGTCCAACCTATTCTTGATAGCAAAATCGGTAGGATCTGTGCTCAAGAGGTTCCTCTTTATTCTAATCACTTACGGGTCGCTGGTAGAGTGGATTGTGTGGGCGAGTTTGATGGTACTCTTTCTATTATAGATTTTAAGACAAGTCGTAAATTAAAAAAGAAAGAATGGATTGATGGTTACTTTATACAAGCTGCAGCTTATGCAATTATGTATGAAGAACGAACTGGTACACCCATAACTCAATTAGTAATTCTAATTGCAGTTGATAACGAATCACCACAGGTCTTTATTGAACATAGAGATAACTGGACTAAGAAACTTTTGGAGACTATTAAAGAGTATGAAACGCGAAAGCTCTTTGGCCGATAGAGCAAAACGGTCACTTGATATTTGCTGTCAGACATTGTGTGATAGGGAATTAGTTGAGGAATATATTAAACAACTTGAAGTTGAAGTTGCTCACTTAAGACAAGATAACGAAAACTTAGAGGCTAAAAATAAGGTCATTAAAGACTACTAGACAAAATAAATCAAAAAAAAGTGAATTAATTTCATTTTTTTATCTAACGTTATCAATGGCTTAGCAAAAAAAATGCTAAGCCATTGTTTTTAAACGAAACTTTAGTGCACTTTTTCCTTTACATTTACTGAAAAGTATGTTATAATCTATATATAAAATGATAAAAGGAAGGAAACCAAAATCATGAAAAACTTAAAAGCACTAATCAAATCTTACAAAAACGAAGCTAAATCAGATTGGGCAATCGCCGAAGACATGGCTGATATGTACATGGAAGACGCTAACGATGCTGAAGTTGTATATAACTTTATTACTGAAAGCAAGGGTGTTAATATACCAACTGCTGCTAAGTACCTTAGTCGTTTAGATACTATTGT